GAGTTGATGGCACAAGTTTATTTAAAGATAATGTTGAATTTGAAGGCAATCTAACTAAATCAGGTGCTCTTACGCTAACCACAACTGGTGTTACTGTGGATACAACCACAAGTAGTTTGTTAAGCAGAAGAACTATTGCTACTGTCAACAATATCAAGTTCGGTCAGGAAGTTATCATTGTTGATTCAGATGCGGCCAATGCGGCAGGCTTAACCAATGGTGGTGGTGCGGCATTCAGTCTAACACTGAGAGCAAACAATGGTGATGAAAAATTACTGAGCGAAATAAGTGGTGTATATCATGCAACTGATGACCATACTACAAATTTAACTGTAAACGATTCAACAGGAACACAACACAGTTTATCAGTTCACAAACACAGAACACGGTTTCCAGGACTTGCTAGTCTAAAACAATTAACTGTGGCAACAAGTGATCCTGGATCACCCGCAAATGGTGATATGTATTTCAAATCAGATACCAAATTTGTTCGTTATTATGATGGATCAAGTTTTGCAAATGTTACACCACAGGCTGGTGATGCATTTGTGGGATCAGATAATGACATGTATTTCTATACAAATGCTTGGTATAAAGTGGACAAAACGGGGGCATAATGGCAGGTAGACCAGCTAAAAAATTTACAGATAAAGAACAGGAAGTGATTCGTAAACTGAGTGAAATACAATGCACTCAGCAGGAAATTGCACATGTCATGAACTGTAGTGTAGATGTAATTAAAAAGCCTGAGAATATGGAACTGATTGCACAGGGCAAAAGCCTGGGTAAACTAAAATTAAGAAGAGCACAATATCGCAAAGCAGTTGAAGATGGTAATCCTACTCTACTGATATGGTTGGGTAAACAGATGCTGGGACAGACAGATCAACCGATAAATACTGACGATAATGGAATATTACCATGGGAGTCAGAGTAATGAACCAGACAGATAAGAATACTGCAGATATTACTGAGATAAAAACTGATATAAAAATTATAAAAGAAAACCATTTAAAACATATCGAACAGGATATGACTAAACAATCTAATAAGATTGAAAAAATGGACGCAAGGCTCTGGTGGGTGTTGGGACTATTGGTTGCTTCAACAGCTCTAGGAGCGGCAGGAGGGCTACTATAATGAAACACGATAAAAAGAAAAAAAAGAAAAAAGGTGGTAGAAGAGGCGGCAAGCGTAAGTAATTCTGAATGGTCAGAATACTTTGCTAGTATAGTCAGCGTTTGTCCCTGGAGTCTAGCCTATTGGCGTAAGCAAAGGATAGACATTCAACCCTGGCGGGGATCACAGCGTATACCACCTTTACAGAATTATGTTGCTAGAGTTTGGATACACCGATCTGCTAGTGGTCGACAACTTCGCAACATACACACGAGATTGAACCGCTGTAGACAGCATGAAGAATGGTTATACAGTCATCCACAATATGGTGGACATTCAACACCCGAACCGGTGTTGATACAACAGGATAGAAAGATATTACAGGACGCAAGAAATGCCTTACAGACCAAATCAAGCCATGCAGGCTAGTGCTAAAAGAGCAATTGAATATAATGAAAATGCGGCACCCAGTCAGCGTTGGGGAACAAGAGTAGGTAAGATAAGAGCACAACAGATTGCAAAAGGTGAACTGTTATCACCAGATGTAATACAAAGAATGTATGCTTACTTGTCAAGAACTCGTGCCATATATGAAGCACAGAGAGACAGTGGCAACAGAGGTAAAGGTTATTTTGCACATCTGGGTTGGGGCGGAGAAACTGCACTGGCCTGGGCAGAAGACAAGATTCGTAAGATGATTGCAAGTGGGGAAATATAATGAAACATGTTCGTAAGGTAATTCGAGATAAGAAAACAGATCTACCCAAAAGATATCTGTCGGGTGTTCGTGGTAGAGAAAGACAGGAACTTGCTCGTATTATAAAACAGATAAGTGATTTATATAAAGCTGGTAAACGAATACCACAAAGTTTAATCAACAGGAGAATAGAACTTGGCCGAAAAAGATAAACCATTGAGTCAGAGAGAACTGGGTATCCTGCGTAAAAAGGCTAAAGCCAGTAAACTATTCAATCTAACTGATTTACGAGCTGTATACAAGCGAGGCAAAGGTGCGTTCCTTGGTGCAGGTTCAAGACCCGGACAAACTATGCAGAGCTGGGCAATGGCTAGAGTAAACAGTTTCATACGGGGCACACAAAAGCATGATACTGATATACGAAGAAGAGCTCTAGCAAGGCGTAGAAAATGAAGTATTATACGAAACAGATTTGGTATTTTACAAAATGTGAGATACCGGAACTAATGGCTAACTGGAGAATAATACCACGATTGCTTATGGCACTTTATACATATGCATTCTATAGTGTTACAACCTGGTTCATGGCCATGCCGGACCCAACAACAGCACAAACAGGTTTTGTTGCTACAGTAGTAGGAGCAGGCGCAGGGTTTTTTGGTTTATATGTGGGATCAGGAAACACAACAAACCGAAACCACAAAAACATAGAGAGGTAATATTATGGCAGTAATATCAACACAAAAAGTAACTAATCTACCTGCAGGTCTAGAAGTTCAAGCAGGTAACATTACAGGTCTTACAGGAACTGGTAGACCAGGATCAAATACAGCAGTGGGCACATCATTTGAACAATTGAATGAACTGGGCGGCACTCGTAATGAACTATATACAGATCCTTCAACAGAATCTACAGGTCAACAGATCAAAGTAGTATCAGCAAGTTCAGACGATACCAATTCAGGTTCAGGACATGCTCGTCGTGTTAAAGTAGTTGGAACAGGACCACTGGGTGTGGAACTGGAAGAGAACATTAACTTAAATGGAACAAATCAAGTAACAAGTTCAGGCTTCTTTACAAGTGTATCAGGTATAAGTGTAAACAAAATTGGTTCAGGCGGAACAGTAAATGCAGGTAACATTACAGTATTTGCAAATGATGGATCCACAGCTCTTTTACAAATGGATGCTGGTGATGCTAATGCTAGTTTTGCAGGAATATATGGTATGTCAGGCAAAAAGATCTACATATCACAACTGTTTGCAACAGCAATTGAATCAGCAGAAGTAGCTGTGTTTTCAAGAAAAGCTGGTAAAGGATTTGTTAAGAAACAAACTCTTTTCCTAAACAACAACGCTTTCAACTATGTGTCAGAAGTGCCACTAGTAATTGAAAACGGTGATTGTGTAGAAGTTCGTGCAAAAAGACTGGGCTCAACAGATGCTAAAGTTAATGCTGACCTTCAGGTATTCGTTGAAACAGTATAATCGTGCCACTAACAAAACCCCAGGGTGCGATCTTTGAACGAACTACACGATTTGCCTGCGTTTCGGCCGGACGGAGATTTGGTAAATCATATCTGTCTATTTGGGAGATTGCCCGAAGTGCCAGAAATCCTAATAGTAAGGTGTTCTATATTGCACCTACCTATAGGATGGTTAAGCAGATCATCTGGGATACTTTACTAGAAAAACTGGGTCGAGTTCGCTGGATCAAACAGGTTAATATCAGTGACCTGACTATTACACTGGTTAATGGTAGTAAAATCTACCTGCGTAGTGCTGATAATCCTGATGCACTGCGTGGTGTAAGCATGGACTTTCTAGTATTGGACGAATGCGCCATGCTGGAACAGCGTATGTGGACTGAAGTATGTAGACCCGCACTAGCAGACAGACAGGGCGGTGCACTGCTTATTTCAACACCCAGAGGCGGTAACTGGTTCAAGGATTTGTGGCAACATGCACATCATTTGGAAGACTGGAGTGCATACAGTTATACCACAGTTGAAGGCGGGCAAGTAAGTGCCGATGAAGTTGCTCAAGCTCAACGGGAAATGGACGAAAGAACATTTCAACAGGAGTTCCTAGCAAGTTTTGTAAACTATTCAGGACTTGTATACTACAACTGGAAACCGGAAATGATACAGACTAAAACTGTTGACAGCCGTGTTGTTCATGTGGGTATGGACTTCAATGTCACACCACTAGTAAGTGCGATATGTGATGTAACAAATGGACACTTTCATTTCTATGATGAAGTTGTTCTTAATCAGAGCAACACATATGAAATGGCAGATGAACTAACTAGAAGATATCGGAACAAAAGGATTATAGGATATCCTGATGCAAGTGGACAAGCTATGAAGACCAGCAGTAGAAACAGTGATCATAATATCCTAAGACAGGCAGGCATAGATCTGTCAGTCAATAGAACAAACCCGAGGGTAGAAGATAGAATAAGTGCTGTCAATCTAGCTATGCAACAGGGCCAGTTCAGTGTTGATCCTAAATGCAAGAACATCATTAGTTGTTTGAGCAAACAGGTATACAAGGAGAATACTAGAATACCTGACAAAGGCGTGTATGACCATATGAACGATGCAGTAGGTTATGCCATTAATAAACTAGCGCCTATTAGGAGACCTCAACACGAACCGATAACACAGCAGAGATTCGGTCATTATTAAGGCTAAATAACTGCATAACCCTTTATAGGAGTATATAAACATGATGGATTTGGACAATTTATTACAGGAACATCCAGCATATCAGCACCATGCTAGTCAAGCTGACTACTATTATAGAAGTTACATAGGTGGTGAACAATATAAAGCTGGAGAATACCTAACAAAATATATCGGTGAAGAAAATTCACCGGGCGATCAATACTACAAGCGTATTCAATCAACACCTCTTGACAATCAAGTAGCAACAACAATTGATATCTATAGAAGTTTTCTATTTAGAAACTTACCACACAGAACACTGGGACTATTGCATGAACATCCTTTAGTTCATGAATGGTTAAGTGATACAGACCAGGAAGGACAAAGTTTAAACAGTTTCCTAAAAACAATGAATGATCTTGCAATGGTGCAGGGTAATCAATGGATACTGGTTGACAAACCTTCATATGCTGTAGACACACAAGCTCAGGAAATAGAACTGGGCATTCGTGCTTATGCTGTAAATTATTCACCAGCCAATGTATTGGATTGGTATTATGAAAGAAACATAGCAGGAAAAAGAGAACTAAAATACATTAAAGTTATTGAATCAAACAATGATGAATTTATGAACATCACAGTCTGGTATCCAGATCATGTTCACAAATACAAAGTTGAAAAAGACACACTAAACAAACCCAGCAAAATAGTGGACATGCAAGAATATCCAAATCCTCTTGGTTATGTTCCATTTATTTGTCACTCACCTTTAAAATCTCCTACAATGGGTATGGGTTACAGTATTATTG